TATCATAAAAAAAATTATGAGAATGCTGTTGGATATTTTCTTAAAGCTGTATCAATTACTCCTACATTTGATGCATATAGAAATTTAGTTGTGATATACAAAGATCTAAATAGCAAAAAAAAGCAAATTGAGTATTTACAAAAGGCATTGGCAATAAAAGATGATATGTATTTACGAATGCATCTATTCAATCTATTACCAATGAAAGAAATACAAAAAAATAATATAACTTTTTTATCTAAAAATGTTAAAACAACTACACATATAAAACCGATATTATGTTATTATGCAGGATATTCTGATCCATTCAATGGTAAAAATTATCAAGAAAGAAACGTATATGGAAGTGAAATTTCTGCTATAAAATTATGTGAGCAATTTACTAAATATTATACTGTTTTTATTTTTTGTGTGTGTAAAGAAGAGATTATTCATAATGGTGTTCGTTATCAGCATATATCGAAATATACTCAATTTCAAAATTTATATCCAATTGATATTTTAATTGTGTCACGTTTTATTCATTTTTTTTTAGAATTTCGGTGTTTAGCCAAAAAGGTATATTATTTATTACACGATGCAAGAGTTCATAATTATTGGAAAGATAAGAGTTTAATTGATTGTGGTTCGCCTATGTTTCACAATCTTGTTGGAAATTTTAATAAAATTGTATGTGTATCAAATTGGCATAAACAATTTTTTTGTAATTTTGTAAAAGTTCCAAATGATTACGTTCAAATTATACCAAATGGTTTTGAATCAAAAAACTTTAATGTAGATTTTAGTAAAAAAATTAAAAATCGATTTATTTATTGTTCTGATCCGGATAGAGGATTAATAGTTTTATTAAAAATGTTTCCAAAAATATTGAAAATGTTTCCTGATGCGACATTGGATATTTATTTTCATAAAATTAAAAATCAAACAATATTAGATTTGATAAATAATGCTGGGGAACATATTAAATTTAAAGGAAAATTGAAACAATCAGATTTAGCAAAAGAATTATGTAAAAGTGATGTATGGTTTTATCCAAATCTTTATTCTCACGAAACTTTTTGTTTATGTGCATTAGAAGCAATGGCTGGTGGGAATCTAGTTATTGCTAGAAAATATTCTGGGTTAATTCAAACAATTGGTGATAGTGGGATACTAATAGATGAACACACTCCAGAAAAATTTGAAGAAGAATCTTTAAAAATTATTAAAAAAGTTCTTAATAATCAGAATACAAAAAGAAATTTTCAAAAATTAGCAATAAAAAGGGCAAATATTTATAAATGGGAAACAATCAGTAAAATGTGGTATTCATTATTTAATGAATAATAAAATTTGATTTTTTCTCAATTAGAAATAAATAAATATTTAAAATTTAAGTAGTGTATAGATGTATCATGATAACACAACGGAACATTTTTTAAAGCTTGGGCTTCAATCAAGCCTTAAAAATACTGGAATATATCGTAAAATAGTTGATAAAATACAGCATATTGATACATACAATTTAAAAAGTGATGATTATGAATGGAAATTCAAATGTTATAATAGAAATCGATTTGAAAAAACAAGGAATTTTTTTAGAATTGACATAAACTCTTATATTCAAAGTTTATGTAATGAAAATATGATAAGTGGTAAAACATATCCTAAAAGTGGAGCTAAATTTTGGAAGACGGCAGATAATAAATATATAGTCAAAACAATTACAAAAAAAGAATGTAAATTTTTTAGAGGTATTTTAAAAAGGTATAGTAATTATATTCAAGATAATACATATTTAGTCCAAATATTTGGAATGTATAGAATAACTTTATCAAATTTTGATAGTAGATTCATTATAATGAATAATATATTTAGATATGAAATGAATATTGATAATATTTTTGATCTTAAAGGAACAACAGAAGAAAGATATGCTAATGAAAAAAGTATCGAATTAAAAGATATGAATTTTGTAAAAAGAAATAATAGTTTCATACTTTCAAATCAAGATCATACACAATTTATAAACACTATAATGAATGATACTAACTTTTTAAATAAGATGAACATTATGGACTATTCATTAATAGTAGCTATTATTGAATATGATTCAATACATAATGTACCAAAAATATTGTTTGACACGAACAATATAAAAATGTGTTTTATAGAAAAAAAAATTAGAGTTTATATTTTTGGCATTGTAGATATTCTTCAAGAATGGACATTATGGAAACGGTGTTGTGGATTTTGGAAAAAATTTTATTATCGTTTTTTATTATGTGATAAACTTATTGAAATTGATTCTGAAAAACCATCGATTTATCGAGAACGATTTATAGAATTTATAAAAAAAAATACTAAATTATCTACCATGGAATAAGAATTAAATATACACCCAATGTTAATTCCGCCAATTATTAGATAATAATATTTAAATATTTAACCTTTCAAAACCCATAACTGTATCACGAGTTAATGGGCAATTATATGTAGCCATTTTATGTTGCCCTCTATTACTATTAGTTTTTTTATAACATTTTATACAATCAATATGATAATTTGGGAGTGAGAACTCACCAGTATTATCATAATATGAAAGTAATGAAACAATTGGGCCGATACCCATATACGAGCCACAATATAAACAATAATATGAATTTTGATTAATTCTTTTACATAAAGAAAACCATGATGAATATAAATTTCCTTGTCTTACTATTCTTGGAAAATGAGTTTCAATATATTCTTGAAATATATTATCTTGATTTTGTATTTTCTGTGATAATTTTGGATTTATTTTTTCTAATTTTATTATTTCAGGTAAATGAAGAAATTGTAAGAAAATAGAAAAGGTATTATCAGATAAATTTAATAAAATCATTATTATTATTAAATAGCAATATTTTTTATTTTTTTTATATATTAAATTAATATATTAACTATGATAATCCCAGTTAGATGTTTTACTTGTGGCAAAGTTATAGGAAATCTTTGGAATACATATGTTGAATTAAATAAAGTACAATCTACTGAAGAAACATTAGATCAACTTCATTTAACAAAAATGTGTTGTCGAAGAATGATGATTACACATGTCAATTTAATTGATAGTATTATTAAATATAATCGGTATGAAAATACACTAGATAAAAAGGAAAATAATATTAAAAAAGAATAATAATTTTATTTAATTATCTTATTAATTAATTTATAAAAAAATTTAATAAGATAATACAAAAAAATAACTATTATATATATGTGAAATGGTTCGTCCTTCTAATTTAAGAACTGAATTATTAGAATTTAAAAAACGAGCAACACAAAGTAATTTATTACAAAATATAGGAGTTCACAAGTTATCTAGTTTAGGGAATCAGGGATTATTACCAAAAAATCATCATATAGTTCATGTAGAGCAACAAAAAACTGTACAAGAAGAAAAAAAAGCAGTTGAACGTAAAATAAAGTACCTAGATGATTTATTGAAAGAATTGAAAAATAGAAAACATCGTGAGTTAACTGATTCATCTGTTCCTAAAGACATCGAGAATCCTTATATTCAAAATTTATTAAAAATAGGAGATATGTCCCAAGATATTTTATCAAGATCAAGACATGATCCTAGAGATAATCCACATCGTTTAATGTTAGAAAAGTGGGTTAAAAATAAAAAAATGATTAAAAAAAAGATTGAACAAGACCTTGCTAATAAATTAACATTTCAAGATAAACAAGAGAGAATGAGACAAATATTTTTAGCAAGAAAAAATTTGAGAGATAAAAATTTAAGTGATATGAATGAAAGGGAAAAGCATATTTGGAATGAACGAAAACTTAAAATGGAAGCAGAATTTGGTAAAGATGCTTTAAAAAATCTGGATTCCCAATTACAAAAGATGAATGGAATTATTGCTGACAATGCTTCTGCTTCAAAAGAAGCAAAAGAACTTTTAGATAAATTTATCCGAGCTACTAATGTTTTTGAAAAATTAAGAAAATTAGAAAATGATCGTGAAGCTAGACGAAAATATTATGAAGCAAAAATGAGAAAAAAGGAAATCGCATTGGCTAACATTGCTAAAAAACAACAAGAAAAACTTAAACAAAAATTAAAAGTTATGAGTGCTTTAAGTAAAAAAGAAGCTTTGAAATTAAAAGCAGATTTTAAAAAACAGATGGATACAAAAATGGCAAAAGCTTTAAAAACAAGAGAAATTATGTTAAAGAATCAAAAAAATAAAATGGATGCAATACGGAAAAAAAGAGAGGCAGAATTAGAAGCAAAAAAACAGGCACAACTTAGAGCACAAGCAGCACTAGCGGCATCTAAACGACAAAAAGAAATTGAAAAAGAAAATAAGAAAAAAATTAAAGAATTACAAGAAATGTTAGGAAAAAATGTAAAAGGTTCTCAAGCATTTTTAAAATTTAAAACAGACAAAGAAAGAATGGCTCATTTAAAAAAACTTATTAGAGAACAAAAGACTAAAATATTGGCAGATAGAGCTAGAACACAGGCTGCATTAAAAGCTGCCAAAAAAGATTTACGAGACAAAAAAACAGCTTTATCAAAAGCAAATGCTCTTGTCCAAAAACAAAAAGGAAAACTTAAAGCCGCTGGTTCCGCAATGAAAAAGAAGGAAGCACAAATGAAAAAACGAATTGCTGCCGATAAAGCACGAATGGAAACTCTTAAAGCTAATGCTGCCAAAAAATTAATTGAACAAAAAAAACTAGCATCACTTAAATTAAGAGAAGCCTTAAAAACAGCAAAAGCAGAGGCAAAACTTATGAAACAAAAAGCAATATATAAAGCAAGGCAACAAGCAACTGCTGCTGCTTTAGAAAAGGCAAATATTGAAAAAGCAAAAGCACTTAAACTACAAGCTGAAAGAATGGGAGCAGAAAAAAGAAAACGAGCATTAGAATATGCTAAAAAATTGGAAGAAAAAGCAAATAAAATGAAAGCAATGCAACAGAGATTAAAAGCACAATCTGATAAAATTAGACAACAAGCAGAAGCCAACAGAAAAGCAATGAAAGAACAAAAACAAAAAATGCGGGAACAAAAAGAAGAAATGCAAAAAGAAAGACTTAAAATCAAAAAAATAGCAGAAGAAAGAAGAAAACGATTAGAAAAAGAATCATTTGAAAAAGAAGCCGCTTTAAAAGCAAAAATAGCACAAGCAAAAAGAAATGAACTCAGGTTAAAAGAAATACAAGAAAGAGAAAAAAAAGCAGCAGCTAAAAGAGCATCTCGTTTAAAAGCAATATTAAAATTAAAAGACGCAAGTGAAAAAGAAGCAAAGGCAGCATTAATTGCTGCAGAAAAAGCTAGACAAGAGGTTTTAAAAGCTAGAAATGCCAAAGAAGCTCAATTAAGAGAGAAATTACGATTACAAGCTGAAATAGCAGCAAAAGAAAAAGCTGAACGAGCAAAAAGAATGCGAATGCAAGAACAAAAACGACATAGAGAATATCAACAAGCAATGAAAAAACAAAGAGATGCAACTGAAAAAGCATTTCAAGCAAAAATAGCATCACAAAGAAGAGAATTTGCCCTTAAAGTCAAAAAACAAAGAGAAGATGCTGATAAAGCAAAAGAAGAAGCATTAAGAAAAGAAAAAGATAAAATGAAAGCAATTTATGAAGCACAAACTAAAAAGGCAAAAGCGGCAATTACAAAACTCAAAGCAGCACAAGAAGATGCTATTAAAGCTACTAAATCTAAAACTAAAAATGTATATAAAGCTATGAAATTAAGTGGTAATGTCAAAGAAGCGAGAAATAATATGAAAAAAGAATTAGAATTAATGAAAGCACAAATGAAAAAAGAACAAGAATCTAGACGACAAGCCGAAGAATTACTTAAAAAAGCTAAAAGCAAAGCAGAAAAGGAAAAAGCTAAAGTAGTTGCCGCTTTTGCTCAAGAACAAGCAAAACTTTTAAGAGAACGACAAAAATTTTTAAGACAAGCAAAAAGACAACAAGAAGAAAAAGAATCCGAATTAAAATTACAAATGGTTAAAGTTGCTGAAGCAAAAATTAAAGCAGCAGAAAAGGAAAAATTTGTAAATATTTCTAAAAAGGTAGCATTAAAAGCTAAAGAGGACAGAACAGAATTAAGAAATAAAGCACGAGCAGAAAGTGAAGCAAAGAGAGAAGAAAGAAAATTACAAACACTCAGATTCCAAATGAGGCAAAAAGAATTACTTGCTTCCAAGGCAAAAGTTAAAGCTCAAAAACAAGCAAGAGCAGCACAAAGAGCTGATGAATTAAATAAAAAAGCATCTGATATGGCAAATAGAGCTAAACTTGAAGCATTAAGACTTAAAGTTGAAGCAGAAATGAAAAAAACAGCCTTAAGTACCGAACTTAAACGAAAACATGCTCTTGAAATTGCTAAAAGATTAGCAAAAACAGATGAAGAAAGAGAACTCATTATTAAACAAATTATGGAAGCAATTGAACGAGCAAAAAAAGCAAAAGAAGAAGCACAAAATGCTGAATTTGAACGAAAAGAAGCTAGAGCAAAAGCAATTGCGGCAAAAACTGATGCTCGAAACGTAGCATCAAAAGCAAGAGCCCAAAAGAGAGGAGCTCGTCAAGCAAAAGCAAATGCGGCTAAAAGATCTAAAGCACTTGAAAGAGCTAAAATATATGATAAACAAAGAGCAGAAAAAGATGCTAAAGATAAAGCTGTAGCAGAAGCAGCAGCAAAAGCCAAAGCCGCCGAGAAAGAAAACATTAAAAACCAAACAGCAGCTAAAAAAGAAGCAATGAAAAAAGAAGCAGAATTAATGAGAGAAAAACAAAGAAAATTAAAAGCTGTCCAAAGAAAAGCAAAAGCACAAGAAAATGCAGCAAAACTTAAAGCACTTAAAGAAAAAGAAAATGCGAAAAAAGCAGCACTTGTTGAATCTGTCTTGGCAAAGAAAGCTGCTATTGCTAAAGCTAAACTTGCCGGAAAAGGTAAAGCCAGATATGTAGTTATTAAATTAAATAAAACAAACTACCTGTATTTAGTGGAAGTTCAAATATTTGAAAATGAGGTCAATGTTGCCAAAAACAAAAAGACTAAACAATCAAGTACACCCGATAAAAATTTCTCATCAGATAAGGCAATTGATGGTGATGAAAATAGTTATTCTGCTACTAATAATAGAAATGCTTCTTGGCAAATTCATCTTGATGGATATTTTAAAATAGATAAAATGAAAATTACTACAAGAAGTGATGAAAAATGGGAAGAATTAAAAAATGCAACCGTATATGCATTAGATGCTGATAAAAAAATATTATTTAAGAAAAAATTACAAGGAATTACCTCTCAAGAATTTAGTGTTTCGCTAAAACCTAAAGAAGCTATTTCTGTTGAAGGAACTGGTCCAGCAATTACTAACTTTAGTACCATAGCAGTTCTTGGAAATCTTAGTAAAAAATATTGTATGGATAATTACATTAGAAAAAGATTTATGTGTGATGGTGATGAAATTGAAACAAAACATAAATTTCATATTATTCGTCAAGATGGAGGAAAAGATATTAAATCCGGAGATAAAATATTACTTCGTTCTATGCGTAATAAATATTGTAAAAGTGAGGGTAATAAAAAACGGGTTGTGTGTAATACTAGCAGACCCAGTTCTGAAACAGTTTTTACTATTATTAATAAAAATGGAGGAACTATATACGGAAACGATTTTATTATACTCAAAGCATACGATGATAGTTATTGTAGTGAACAATCAAATGGGCAAATTGGTTGTTTTTCAAAAACTGATACACAAAATAAATTATTTAGAATTATATTGTTGGAAAAAGGAACTAAAACTGGAGAAAAAATACAATCAGGTACTACAGGTTCTGCTGTTTCTCAAATTAATGCAGAAATGAAGAAAACAATTATGAATAAATATAAATTGACAGAAGCTCAATTTTCAGAATTAATCAAAATGATTGGACCTATGAGAGCACGTTCAGCAGCCGCTGTCGCAGGAATTCCTATTACTGGAAAACAAACTGAAACTGAAACAGCAACTGTTAAACCTAAAGTAGCAGTTACCTCTAAACAAAGAGAAACAGAAAAATTATATTTAATGGGTATTGATAAAAAATTCAGAATTTGGAGAAAAAGTAAATTAGATATTCAAAAATCAAAATGGAAAAAAATTAAAGAAGGTAATAATGCTGGAAATATTTCCAAAATTCATTTTGATAGAAATAATAAATTATTTTATGGAATTACTTCAAGTGGAAAATTATTAAAAAAAACAAGTGAAAGTATTGGGTCAAATTGGATAGAATTAGGATTAAGTGATGTAAAATATGTGTCATCAAATGATAAACATATATACACAATTGATACAAATAATAAAATATATAGAAAAGAAATTTCTAAAATCAAAAACGAAAATGTATCATTAACTAATACAAATAATGGATGGGAGCAATTAAAAAATGATAATAATATTAAAATTAAAGCAATCGCATTTGATAATAATATAATGCATGGAATTGATGATAATTCATTATATATAAAACAATCAATTGACCCAAATAGCACGTGGGTAAAAATTGAGGGAATTAATTTATTGGACATTGAATTTAGAACTGGATATTTATTTGGTATTGGTTCTGATAAAAAAATGTACAGAAAATTAAAGAGAAGCATTACAAGTAAAATGGTTAATTATGAATCTTGTTGTTTATTATCATTCACATTTGGATTATACAGCATAGCACAGGCATCAGGAAGAGAGGCAACACAATCTTCACAAAATGATGCTTCAAAAAAACCTACTGCTATTAAATCTAACCGAGAAGCTACAAGACAACCTGCTGGAAGACAGACATCTAGTAGAGAACCTGCTACCAGACAAACATCCAGTAGAGAACCTGCTACCAGACAAACATCTAGTAGAGAACCTGCTACCAGACAAACATCCAGTAGAGAACCTGCTACCAGACAAACATCTAGTAGAGAACCCGCTACCAGACAAACATCCAGCAGAACTAGAGAATCTGAAACACAACAACCAGCAACTAGAACCAGAACTAGAGAATCTGAAATACAACAACCTGCAACAAGAACTAGAACCAGAACCAGAACTAGATAAATAATTGATTTATTTATAATAATTTTATTTATATTATATTATTTATATTATATATAGTAATATGAATAAAAGTAAATTCGTTTTTTCAAAAGAAGATTATGACAGTGGAAATGGTTTTTCTACGTATATTTGGGGTCCTTGTTTATGGCAGTTCATTCATATTATGACTTTTAACTACCCAGTTAAACCTACTAAAGAAGATAAAAAAAATTATCTTCAATTTTTACAATTATTAGCCAAAACTTTACCTTGTAAATGGTGTAGAAAAAATTATAGTAAAAATATTAATGAACAAGATACTAAATTGGATATGAATACAATGGAAAATAGAGAAACTCTTTCTAGATGGGCTTGTAACATGCATAATAAAGTAAATAAAATTTTAAAAAAAAATACATGTAAAAAATATGATGATACCCGTGATTTTTATGAACAATTTAGAGCAAGGTGCACTCCAGCGAAAGATGTCAAAAAAGGACAACATGGAGGTTGTACTGAACCAATTCATAAAGGAGTGAAATCTAGAATTGTTTTACGAATTGTTCCAAGAAATTCAAAAACAGAAGTTTTAAAAATTAATAAAAAATGTTTATGTAAAAAAAAAATTTTAAAATAAAATATTTTTGTTTGAAGAAAATATATTGTAATAATTAAAATATCTTATTACAATATATGAATATGGATATTGGAATTTTAGACCCAAAAGGACGGAAAAAAAATCCATTAACAAATGAATCTTATAGTAAGCAATATAAAAAATATGCTTTAACAAACAAAGGAGCATGGATTGATTTACCAATTTCAAAATATAGAAAGGAACTAATAGAAAAAATCCAAAATAATCGAGTAAATATCATAACTGCTGGAACAGGTGCTGGTAAAACTGTAATTATTCCCAAATGTGCTTTACATGCTCTAAATTATGAAGGGAAAGTTGTAATGACTGTTCCTAAAAAAATGTTGGCTCTTAGTAATGCTACATATGCTGCTAAAACATTAGATATAAGATTAGGAAAAGAGGTTGGATTTAAACATAGCAATTCAAAATTATCTAAAGAAATCCCAATAGAACATAAGGGTAAAGAAATAGTTTTGGACGAAGACGAAGAATCTTATAGTAAAACTGATACAAAATTATTATATGCTACAGATGGTACTATTGTAAATCATTTTTTAAATGATCCTGATATGATGAAAAAAGATGCTTGTGATATTTTAATAATGGATGAAGTACATGAAAGAAGTATTCAAATTGATCAATTACTATATTTAGCACGAGAAGCTTTACGAAAAAATGAAAATTTTAAAGTTATTATAACAAGTGCCACTTTAGATAAAGAACTATTTTCAGAATATTTTAGTGAATTTGATCCAATAATTAGTGATTATGCTGGTAAAAAAAAATACGACGTTCAAAAAATATTTTTAGATAGAAAAATTAGAGAGAGTAGTTATACTGACGAAGGAGTATCAATTATAGAAAAAATATTAAATCAAGAAAAAAAGAAAGATAAGAAAGATCAAAACTTTAACCAAGGGTCAATTTTATTTTTTGTACCTATTTTAGCAGATGCTAAAAAAATATGCGAGAAAATTGCAAATAAAACTTTTAAATCGGGAACTTATAATCCATATTGTGTTGAATTAGGAAGTAAAACTTCTGATCAAAAGAAGGAATATGCCATACATATTGATAAATATAAAACTGCTGAAGATGGTCCATATGATCGTAAAATTGTTGCTTCAACAAATATTGCTGAATCATCAATAACAATAAATGCTTTATCATATGTTATCGATTCTGGATATGAATGGGTTGTATCTTATGATCCTTTACGAAATGCCAAATCAATGAGTCGAGAAAGAATCAGTAAAGCACAAGCAGAACAAAGATGGGGAAGAGTTGGTCGTAATTTAGAAGGTCGTATTTATTGTCTTTATACGGAAGAAGAATATGAATCATTCGAAGAATTCCCTGAGCCAAAAATTAAAAAAGAAAATCTTGACAAAGTTATATTAAATTTAAGTAATATGTTAGAAAAGGACAATCAAAATGTGAATCATATGACTAAAATATTAAATGAATTTATTGAACCACCAAGACCAGAATTTATTCAAACTGCTACAGATATTTTAAAAACTATAGATTGCTGTGATAAAAATAATGATTTAACACCACTTGCTAAATTTTTAAAAACAATACCATTAAAACCACAAAATGCTAGAATCTTAGTAGAAGGAATTATTCAAAATAAAAAAAATGTTGCTACAATTATGGCTTGTATTTTAGATAAAATTACATCACTTAAACATATTGGAAGCTTAAAAGATATTAAACCATATATTAATGAAACCAGTGATTTATTAACAATAAAAAATATATATGATGCTTTTAGAATATTATCACAAAAAGAAAGAATAGAATTCTGTGAAAAAGATAATTTATCTTATGATCAACTTACTAAATTAGATACAAAAATAATAGATATAGTTGATTTATTAAATAAGAGAAAAAGAATGTATTCTAAACATGCAATTATGAAAATAATGCCTTCACTAACGGAAAATTTACCAAAATATGAAAAACCTATTGACTATGTATGTGACATTTTATTATCAGGATATTCAGGAAATTTATCCCAACAAGTTGCGAATCAAAAATATCGTAATTGTATGCCATCAATTGTTGAAAGTTTTTCATTAAAAAATAATACTGCTATAGAAACAAAAAATGTTAAATATATAATATATGGTTCATATATAAGTGATTATCAACGCAGTAATGCTAGTTTTATTACGAACATTCCTCCAAATGTAATAAATAACTTAAAAACATTACAAAAAATGAAAGTAAAAAGTTGTTTAAAAGATGAAGAAGGTATTGAATTAGATGAAAATGTTCTACAAGACGAATATTATGAAAGTGTTATAAAAAAGATGCACATAGATAATGATTTTAATAATGATCATATCTTTGAACTAGATATTAAAAATTTACCTAATTTTAAAACATCTTTAAAAGATGATATCACTGATTTATATCCTTTACATATATCTTCAGATTTAGCAAATTTACCACGTCTTGATCAATTATTAAAACAATTTGATAAAGAAATTATAGATGTTGGATTTTTAACAGATGATTTAGAGCATGGAACTGATATAATTGCTAAAAAATCTGCTGATACAATAAATCTTCTTAAAATAGTTACTTATAATTATTCTAAATTGAAAGAAAAATATGATACTAAAATGGCAGAGGTAGAATTAAAAGAAAAATCCATGTCTGATTTTAGAGATAAATTACATAAATTAAAGAGTAATATTCATTTAATAATAACAAAAATAGAACAACATAATAATCATTTAAATAAAATTAAAACAAAAATACAAAATTATGAAATAAAATCTAAAAAAATTAACAATCAATATACTAATTATTTAAAAAAAGTATTAATAATGAGGGATGAAATTTTACCACAATACAAAAAATCAATACAAAATTTAACAAAATCATTTGAAGAAGAAAAAAATTTATATAACAAAAAACTGGACGAATTAACTAAAAATAATAAAGAGATTGAAATAATGAGTATTTCATTAGAAATTCTCAAAAATAAATTAAATCAAATTCTTTTGATTAAAGGTGGTGGATTATTATCTAAAAATGTAATAAAACATTTTGGAGGAAATACATTAAAAGAACCTATTAAAATGAAATTAGATATCATATTACGATTAAATAATAAAAATAAAATTCTAAATACCGAACCAAATAAATTATTTGAACAATTTGATGATGATGAAATTATTTATTTTTTCAAAAATATAAAAGTTAATGAGAAATTTATCACATATTCAGATAGTATTAAATTAAGAGCATTATTAAAATTATTAATATTAGCTAAATTAAAATTAATAAATGATAAAGTACATTTAGTTCAAATTTCAAATATTTTTAATATCAATATTAAAAAAAACATGGAAATTGATGATTTAAAACAAATTTTAGAAAAACGAATTAATATTTAATTCAAAATAGAATTCGAATTAATAAATTTTTTTTCAACATTTATTTTATTTTGTTCTCTAATATTTTGTGTTAAGTTTGGAATTAAATTCCGTTACATTAACCTTTCCCAACATTTATCAAAGATAAATGTCGGGAGGTCTTATGACTCGTAACCAGCCAGTTCTTTTAACAGAATATTTCTTGCACCATTTGTATCTCGATCTATTTCAATACAACATTTATTGCATTTGAAA